ATGCCTATCAACGTTGATAGACAATCTCGTGTAACCTTCGGTGGTACTAAAAAGTAATTTTTACATCACTGAATTAAATCAATCGTACTGGAGGCCCTTTGGGGCAGGTACATAAGGAGTAATAACTATGGCAAATAGAAACGAAATAGGTTTTGGTTTCACTGCAGCCGGAACGCTTGGTCAAACACCAGCGACTTCAGGTCAAGGTAAATACAAAATCGATGCAGGGTTAGGTACTACTATATACAATAGCGGAATGGTTAAATCTGCTGCTGGTTACATTGTGGACGGTCAAACGGCCGCTGCACCTGTAATAGGAGCGCTTAACGGAATATTCTATAATGCGGCTACAACTTTGAAGCCTACATTTGCGAATTTCTACTTAGCAACTATTACACCAGCAAACAGTGAAGACATCACTGCTTTTGTAATGGATAACCCACAACAACAATACGTATGCGCAACAGATGCAAATGTAGCACAAGCAGGTTTCCTAGAAACTTATGATATGAATTCATCAGCAGGTGATGATATCAATGGTAGATCTAGAGGAACTTTAGACATCGGTGTTACAGGTGCAGACAGCAAATCACTAAGACTATTAAGGTCTGCAGAAGATCCTGAGAATGAGGATTTCGCTGTAGCTACTGGATTAGCTTCAGTTGTTGTTTGTTTGAATCTGATTGAGCTACAATCATAATAGGCAAATAGGAGAATAAATTATGGCTATATCACGATCACAACTAGTTAAAGAACTAGAGCCAGGTTTGAATGCACTATTCGGCCTGGAATATAAACGTTACGAAAATCAGCATGCTGAAATTTATAACGAGGAATCATCTGACAGAGCTTTTGAAGAAGAAGTTATGTTATCTGGTTTCGCTAACGCACAAGTAAAAGGTGAAGGTTCTGGAGTTTCATTTGATGAAGCACAAGAAACTTTCACTGCTAGATACACTCACGAGACTGTAGCTTTAGCGTTCGCAATCACTGAAGAAGCGATTGAGGACAACTTGTATGATAGACTTGCGTCTAGATATACAAAAGCTTTAGCAAGATCTATGAGTAATGCTAAGCAAGTAAAAGCTGTTGATCCATTAATTAATGGTTTCACAACTTTTCAATCTGGTGACGGTGTTGCTTTAATGGCAACTAACCACCCGACTGTAGCAGGAACGTTCGCTAATGAATTAGCAACTTCTTCTGACTTAAACGAAACTTCATTAGAACAATCAATGATTGACATTGGTAAAATGACTGATGAAAGAGGTTTAAGAATTGCAGCAAGAGGACTGAAAATGATCATTCCTTCTGAGCTACAATTTACAGCTGAAAGACTTATGAAGTCTCAAGGTAGAACTGGAACAGCTGATAACGATATCAATGCAATCGTATCTATGGGTATGGTTCCTCAAGGTTATAGAGTGAACAATTACCTAACAGATACAGATGCGTTTTATATCTTAACAGACGTGCCTAACGGTATGAAAATGTTCAACAGAGCACCATTGACAACTGCAATGGAAGGCGACTTTGACACTGGTAACGTAAGATACAAAGCTAGAGAAAGATACTCTTTTGGAGTTTCTGACCCTAGAGGTATCTTTGGTTCGCCAGGAGCGTAATCATTAAATAAGAAAATTTTTGTGGCGGGACACACTCTCGCCACAATTAACAAATAGAAAGAAAAAACCATGAAACAATTCACAGTAAAAATATGGGCATATAGTCATTACGCAAACTTTAATGTTTATGCGGAAGATAATGCTATTTCTCTTGAACAATCAATCCTTGACAAACTGGGAGAAAAGAGTATAAACTGGGAACATATCGGGAATTCTTATGATGACCGAATGAACAGAATAACCTATGAGGAGGTTGTTGATGATACAAGACCTATACAAAGCAAAAAGGTCCTTGGAGTTGAAGTGGGAACAAGAGCATCTGTCTAATGGTAGATATACTCTTGAAATGGTCAGAATTGATGACAAAGTTAAGCAAGTCATTACTGATATTAAGCTTGAAGAAGCTGAAATTGCTCACAGACAAAACACTGCAGAAGGTGTTGCTCCACAAGTTTCTGTAGCTACTTAATCAAAAGCTACATCGCTGAAATGCATAAATACCTTAGGCTCTCTTGCACTCTATTAAAAAATAACATATACTATCCGCACTATACATAAATTAATATTCTGCATAGACGCAGTATAGTCGACGGCCTAGAGACTATGTGGGATTTAACTAGGAGAATATATCATGGCAATAACTAACTTTTCTGGACCTATTACGGCTGGAAACATAAGAAATACTACAGGTACAACTGTTGGTGAAAATGTAAAAAACACAGGTCAAGTTGTAATGTCTCAATCAATTATGATTGATGCAAAAGAAACAGCAGGCGCTGCGTCAAGCACTTACACTGTTGGAGTAATACCAAAAAACTCTCAATTAATTGGAATAACAGTTAGAGTAGCAATAGCAAGTAATGCTGCTGGAGCATCAACAATAGAAGTTGGAAAAACTGGAGATACAAACTTTTTTGTAACAGCGGTTAACGCTAAAGCTCAAGGTGAATCTTCAACTCTAGCTGTTGGATGTTTAGATCAATCTGATCGTTTTTCTGCAGACACTGAAATATTTGCAACAGCTGCTGTTGCAGCAGGTGCTACAGCAACTGCGGGTCAAATAACAGTTACGATGAGATACATACAAGCAAACAACTTGTCAGACGCAACTAAAAACTAATAATTAATTTGAGTGTGGGCTTCGGCCCACACATAAATTTTAAGGAGAATAATATGGACTCAGACCAAACAACGTTAAACAAAACTACTGGTGCGGCTTCTGTTTTAAGAGCAGCAAGAGCTAGAGTTACTTCTATTCAAGGAAAAGGTGAAGCAGGTTCTGTTTTATCTTTACATGATGTAGCAACTGCAAGTGATGCAGCAGCGGGTAATTTAAAAGCTATTTACAGATATGAAACTGAAGGACTAGAAGTTTATATTCCAGGTTCAGGTATCTTATTTCAAAACGGACTTTGTGCTACTTTAACTCAAACTACTGGTACAGACGGAAGTGTTACACTAACTATTACTGGAGCGTAAGCTCATGGCTAATACAACTTCTGGAACTACAACTTTTGACAAAACTTTTTCTATTGATGAAAT